GTCATAAGTTTCTACATAATATAAACCTGTAGGTAATTCTGGTAGATTCTTTTCCTTATATTTTTCTACTACATCATCTACATCATAAACTATAAAGTCGTCTAACGGATTATACATTACTGATGTATATGCCTTGTTAAGGTCATAGCAGTTTATTTCTCCGTTTCTTACTTTGTAGTCAAGCAGAGTTTCTCTTTTATTTGGTACGCTTTTTATTACTTTCTTTTTCTCAATTTTTATCTTTTCCTCCTTTGTAAATATATCTTTGTATTTTTTCTCAAGATGAATTTCCTCTTGAATTTCAGTAAAGGTTTCAGGTAGTAACTCCTCAAGTCTCTCAAGGTTTTCAGTCGCTCCATAATGTTGTCTAAATTTAACGCCCTCCCTTGTTAGTTCATCATAAACATAAGGATTCAATTTACTGGTTAATTCTGGAAATGAATAGTTTTCACCATACTTTTCATCTAATAAAGTTTTTAATACCGATAATACTGATTGTCCCCAGTATTGTATTTCTTTCTTTTCACACCATCGCTCTATAATCTCATCTAATTCATCTTTAGGTCTGGTAACATATTTCTGGTCTTGATACATAAATGATTTGACAGGTTTTTCATTAAGCATGTTCATATTTTCAGATACAGGGTTTGTAGGCTCTATATCTTCATCAAGAGGTACTATGCTTTCCGGATCACGTATTCCTAGTGTCTCAAGCATCTGTCTATGTAATTCAGGCATATTGTACATTTGCGGTGCTTGTTGAGCGAGTTGTAATGCTGCTTGATACTGCATGATTCTTTGTGCAGTAGTAGAAGCATTTGGATCAGAGATAGGTATTACATCAACTGCATCATCAAAGTCTTCAGGTAGTAGTTCTTGACCCTCTGTAGCGTATGGATATTCAGTTGGACCAAAATCTCTTATGATTCCTGAAAGAATATGCAGTTCTTTCTTCATAGAAGCATGGATTCTAGCTTGAACAGACCCCATAACCTTCATAGAACGCTCTAAAATAGCTAATGTAGTGCCTACAGGAGCTTGATTGTTCATATCTGCTACTTTCATGTCCGCTACAGAAGCAAATCTACGTCCTTCTTCTACTAAATTGTCTAATAATTGATATAAAACACCTGAAGGCTCTTTATATGGTAGAAAAGTTATATTATCTCGTATAGCACCACCCGGAACGTCCACATCTCTGAACTCACCCGGCATAATAGGGGTATCGTCACCCTTAATTCTAAGCCCTCTGGACTTTAAACCGCCCGGAAGGTTAGATAAAGTACCTGCATCTACTAATTGTCTTAATAAACTCGTAGCTGACTTAGCAATACCACCTATAAGGTGTATTAATCCAAAACCATAGAAGCCTAATCCCGGCAAATACTGATAATGGACAAAATGTTGTCGAGACATTTTCTGTTCGTCTTCTTCATACCAATTTCTTCTTATAGAAAGAATCTTACGAGATGATAAATCAACTGTAACTATGTACGGTAAAGCAATTCCTGTGGGTTCACCGTCTTTAAGATCAGGAAACTGTTCTAAATCAAGGTCTACCATCATTTCTAATAGAGTATGTCTCTGATCGTAGTCGTAATTTGTGCTATCACCTGTTAACTGATTGTATTTTTCTTTAATATCACTTAAATCAGCAGTAGGAGTATCTAGTTCTATGTCTCTATAGAAGCCATTTACCTGTAACTTTCTAACTTCATTAGAAGTTTTCTTCATAATGTGCGTAGCACGTTCGCAAGTTGTTAGATCAGAAGCTCCATAACTTACTACAAAGTCTTCAGCAGGTACAAACATAGAGCACGGTCTGTTCATGTTTGGATCAAAGTACACTTTTCTAAAAGCAGAGCCGGCTAGAGGTAGATTAAACAGTAGTTTTTCTGTTTCACTACGATACTCAGTCATTTTATCTGTTAACAGATAGTTTAAATAGTCTTTAACACGACTAGCTTGCTGTTCTTTTTCGCTTGTAATAGTGCCTACTACTTGAGTTCTTACAGGTCCTTTAGGTGGAAACACTTCTGTAATAGCTTGAGCCTGAAATCTTATAACAGCTTCAGTTAATAATGGGTGAAACACCCCACAAGCACCATCCCACGGTTGAGTTCTTTCTTCAATTTTAAGACCTAGTTGATCTAAACCTTTAATGTAAGTCTCTTCCCAATCTGATCTTGATTCTCTATCGCTTGAATAACTAGAAACTAACTCAGATGCTAGTGCATCTAACTCAGAGTCTTCCATAAACTCAGCTAAGTTGTCATTAAAGTTATCTGTAAAATCTACAGCATCAGGATCGAAGTCTATTAGTAGACCTCCATCTTCTGTTCCTATGGCTATTTCTTCAGGATTAGTAACCAATATCTCTAATGGACTATTCTCTACGATAGCTTCAGGTGTTTGTAACGGTTTTTCTGCCATTTATTTACCTAGATTTTTTTCTTCTAATAACTTTGGGTTTTGTTTTACTTGGCTTCTTTGGTGCTTTACCACCAACCCAAGCTTCATTAACTTCTTCTGTAGATTCATCGTCTGCAACAAATTGACCTGTTTTAGTCCTAGCCCTTACAGGTTTTTTATTCTTTGTCTCTTTTGATTTAACTGCTTCTTTACTTTCATTTAAAAGTTTCTCTATAGCTTTTGCTTCTTTGTTAACTTTATCAGTTATGCTTTCAGCTTTTTCTACAGTTTTCTTTTCAAAGAAAGAAGATAATTTTTTCCAAAAACTCATACTTGCTCCTTAATAATAATCTGCTCTTGTTCCGACAAACTCTTCATCTTCTTCATCCGAGTATAACGGAACAAACCCACCTTGACGAAATCTTAGTAATGCTTGCGTTGAAGCATCTACCAAATCATCATGCTCTCCACTAGGGAAAGCTGCGAATTCTTCTATAACCTCTTCAGAGAATCTCTTCTCTGGTGCCCATACTATACCTGATGCAAATAAATCTGCTACTGCGTTAACTCTAGCTATCTTATCGTTACCACGACTAGGGGTGTATTCTGACACAGGTATACCCATTGATCTTAGTTCAAAGATTAAAGGCATTCCTGCTGCCTTACCCTCAACAATAAATGCGTCAGGTTGCCATTCTTTCCAATGATCAAAGGCTTTTCTTTTTAATTCAGGAAACTCCATACGCTCTTTAAAAGCATCTAGTAAAATTATATTAGGTTGTACTATTCCAGTTCCTTCGTCTTCTTTGTAAAAAACTCCCCAAGTAGTACAGGCTGAATAGTCAGCACGTTGAGTCTTTAAGAAAGCCGTGTCCCAAGATTGAATAATAAACTCACATTGAGGTGGGCTTTCGTATTCCCAATCTTGCCACCATTCTCTTTTAACAATAGCTCCTTCTTCTGAAGTAGGGTCTTGTTGATACTGTGCAGACCATTTAGCTACCGGTAGTTCTGCTTTTAACTTTTCTAATTCTTTTATATCCCAGAACTCTTGCCATAAACTTTTACCTGAAGGCAATATAGCTGGAAACTCTATAACTTCCCAATCGTCTACACCTGCTCTGTTTTCTTGAGCTTTAATTATTTGACCGGTTAAATCTCTTTTGTGCCAACGTGTCATTACAATCACAATAGAACCGCCCGGTTGTAAACGCTGTCTAGGACCTGATGTATAGTATTCGTACACTCTATCAAACACAGAAGGGTCTCCGCTCTGTCCTTCTTGCTCTGAATGGGGATCGTCTATAATTAAAACATCCGCACCTTTACCTGTCACCGCACCACCTACACCTATCGCAAAGTATTCACCGCCTTTGTTTGTATTCCAACGTCCGGCAGCTTTAGAGTCTGACTGCAACGCTACGTCAGGAAACACACTCTTAAAGTCTTCTGACCCTACTAAGTTTCTAACCTTACGTCCAAAGCCTACTGCTAGTTCAGCCGTATGTGCGATCTGAATGATTTTCTTCTCAGGGTACTTACCTAAGTACCATGCAGGTAATAAGTAGGATGCAAACTCCGATTTAGTATGTCGGGGTGGCATATTAATTATTAACCTTTTTAAATCTCCTTTGGCAACACGATCAAAGGCATCAGCCATCTTAGTATGATGATAGCCCTCTATGAAGGCAGACCATATATGTTTTACAAAGGGTAGGAAGTTATCACCGCATTCTTGTCTGTTCTTAGATTGTTCGTACTCTTCTAATAGTGATAAGAAACGTTTCTGTTCGCTAACAGGTAATTGTTTTATTTTATCAAGATACGGATTAGACAAGTTAGCCCCCACAACATATATAGATTTTTACAGCCACTGGAGAGCAATCTTCGGTGGAGTTGTCATAGGGGCTAGGTAATTCCTTCTCTAGTATATAACTAACTATATAAACTATTAGTTTATAACTAGCTAGTATTAAACTGTTGAGAGCAAAGCTCTCCAAGATTTTACACATATTAATGATCTTCTCATGTACGTCAAGTGTTTTTGTTCTAAATATCAAAACTTTTTTTTGCTTTTTCCATCTCCCGCAGCCACTCCTTTTTCTTATCTGCTAAAGACAAATCCTCGCTCGCGATTTTTTTTTCTACAACTATGTTCGGTTTTTGTTCAGGTGCCACAGTCTTATGTATCACTACGGGTTTAACCAGCTCCGGTTTTTCTTCTACGGGTTCTTTCTTTTCAAACATAGGAGAGTTCCTAGTTGACATCATAGTACGCCATCTCTTCGGCTGCATAGTAATCCAACCGTCCTCATGTAAGCGTTTTACAATAGAATGTACAGTAGACCTAGAGGAGACCCCTACTTTACCCGCTATGG